AAGAGAGCAGCCGCTGAGGCGGAATCTCAAAGATTAGCGGGGTTGGTCAATGAAAAAAATAATGAGATTATTGCACTTAAAAAAGAGCGTGATGCTATTGTCATTCCTACTGATCCTAACGCTCTTGTTGACGAGTTTCGCAAACGTGGCTACCGGCCAAGAGTTATCCTTCCCTCTCCCTGATGCCCAAAGGATACTTCGTAATGAGAAGGAATGTGATCTCGACCGCCGGGAGCTTGAACTGCGAAGACAGCAGGATGCTCTCAAGGATCAACGTATCACCAATCTTGAGAAGGAATTAGACCTTGCCAAGCAGGAGATTGTTTTGAAAGACAAGATGGGTGAGATAAAGGACATGGAGATTCTGGCGACCAGACGAGCACTGGCGGACATGGAGAAGGTTACAGACCGTTCTCTTAAACTGGCAGAAACAGTAAAGCCAAAAAGTAACTGGCAAGTTTATGGACTCCTGGCGGTGATTGCTTTTGTTGCAGGTCTGGCCGTCGGATTGTAAATAAAACTTCTCGTTTAACCCCACTATTCTTGATTCTTAATCCTTTGTATGGGAATAAGAAGAACTCCTTAAACAACCCCTGTCCTTATTTAATCAAGCCTATAAACTCAGGGTATTTAGTCTGTTGATTGGAGGGTATTAGAAATTAAGAGAAGGACAAGATTTTAATTGATTTTCTCACTTAGATTTAATATAATATTTCTACCGAGTGAGAAATGATCAATGGCAAAAATCTAATATCAATAAGCCGTCTTGATCTAACGGGGAGAAGTCCACCTAATTAGTTGGTCATTCTCACTCGGCCCTTAGATTGAGGCGGCTTTTTATTTGAAAAGGGAGGAGAATTTAATATGGAGAGATTTCACGATAAACCGTCTTTGGAAAATGGAGGCAGATTGATTAGGGTAGAGTTTTTGATGAACGGGTTAACAAAATCATCAAGAATAACTGCGAGGAAGAGGAAGTGGGAAAGAGCTAAATATCTTTATGGATGGATTTCGTTTGATTCTCGTTCAGTCATCCCAAATTTTTCACGTAATACCAAAAACGAAATAACGTTCATTAAGAATTATTTTGACCATGAGAATTGGATTTGGCATCCAATAAATCTTCAATTAAGAGTCGGGTCTTACCTTCCTGATTTTTATGATGGAAAGAAGGGAATATTTATTGAGGTCGTAGGTCCAATCCCTACGGCATTTCGTGAGAATATAGAAAAATATGTGCAGTTCATTACTTGTTATCCTTCTCTTAAATTGGAATTTAGAACCATGGATGGTCAGCTTTATAAACCTCATTTGGGCGAGAAATATACTTCATCTTTGCAGAAATTAGGGTTTTTCTTAAGGGCAAGATACCCTAACATATTGAAATCATTAGAAAAATAAGAAAATCAGTATAAATCTACCTTTTGTTTCATTATTTCCTTGATTTTCTTGTTTTTATCCTTTATAATAAAGTCATGAATAAGATAGACCAACAGAGGCAATTAAAGCAAGCAGCAATGAGCCGGGGAAGTTGGTCTTTGTCAGGAGTGAATGAGAGCGACAAAAACCAAGGCGCAGGCGCAGAGTCGATTTTAAGCCGCCGAATTTTAAGCCGCCGATAACCTGACAATTAAATACCGCGAAACATCCACAGTAGCGGAGCCAATACCAAACAGAGTCAGCTGATGGCTCAGTTAAATAGGCGGAAGAAAACATCGAGACGCAACAACGCCATCCTCGCAGATGATGAGGTAGGAGAAAAACCGAAAACCTTGAAATTCTGAATCCCGATGAAGACGAGTTGGATAGGAAAAGTAAAAGAGCAGAGGGGCAGAGGAAAATTTAAGACCTCTGCTAATGCACATAACCCAGTCCCAAGTCTGGAGAAAAATAAAATCCAAAAGAAGGAAAAAAGGAGCCAAAATGGAAAATTTCCTTTTCAGTGGAATGATGACATGTGTGGCGATGGTGATTGTGATTAACGTCAATTTCTGGTGGGAACACAAATAAAAAATTGAAAGGAGAAATGATTATGGCCAGATATTCAAAAAGAACTTTGGTAGATGCAGATATTGAGATCAGTCGTATTCTTGCAGAGCGGATAAAGCTTCTTAGCTGGTTGAAGCAGAATCATCCAGACATGAGAAAAGAATATGACGATTTTAGGTTGGCCGAAGCCATTGGATTTAAAACCGAGTGATTTTTAAAATTCAACAAATACAAAGGAGGAGACCATGAAAGCAAAAGTTACAATGAAAATTGAAGTAAGAAGTGATGAGTTTGATGGAGAAGGACAAATCGAAGCTTACATTAAAATGGTTTTGCAAAATGGATCAGCTTCGATTATAGTTAATTCAATTGATGCCAAAGAAATTAATTAAACCCCTTTAACCGCCTAATAGGCAAAAATGGAGGAGACCATGGAAAAGAAGACGTATCAGATCAAAGTGGTGGAAGTGAATTCGTATGGGACAAATTCATCATGTTTGGATCTTAAACTCGAGTCTCTGGAAGATTGTAAGAAGGTCATTGAAATTGCTCACGTTGCTAACTGGGAAATTAACCTGACTGATGGAGGGCTTTTTGGGGAGCTGGTCGAAAGATCTGCGGAGTATCAAGCGTTCTTAAATAAGGAGTCCGACAAGCAAGCAGCACAGATCAAAAATCAGAATGAGAAGGTCGAGCGAATCAACGCTCTTCCAAAGTCCTATGACTCTAAAATCCAGTTGCCCGATGGTTGCAGGATTGTTTATGAGCGCTCGGATGCCAGTTTTAAACCTCATGTCTCTTCTGCAATTCAATGGTGTCTTTCTACCAAAGTTCTTTGCGATGATAGAAAACTTGGTGGTGGGGTTGATACTAACAAACCACTTTATATTCATGACTATGTTACCAAGGATAAAAAAGTTCAGGTCACCAAGTTTGCTCATGACATGAGATTTCTTTTTGGAGATGCTGCCATCGAGATAAGTCCCACAACCATTCGAGATATTATTCATGAGTTTAATAGGATTCATGCTCAGATCATAAACTCATAAAGTCACCCTGACGAGACCTTGATGGTCGAAACCTGGATTAATTCCAGGTCGGTGATAAAATAAAATTCAAAGGAGGATGCCAAGATGAAGTGCAAAAAATCCTACTGCATGAAACAAATGAATCCTCTCATACCAAACATTTACTTTGGAAAGCCATTTGAAAAAGATGAGTACTCAGGAGCCTGTCGTCTGTGTGATATGGGGTTAGGTGCCAGCTATGTTTACGGAGAACCTTTGGAAAAAGAAAGGAGTGAGGAATGATGGAAAATCTTCTTACCAAGAGAGAGGCTAAAAGGCCATGGAAAAGGTGGATGATTACTTATGTGGATGGTCAACAAATCACTGTAGTAGCAAAGTCCTCAATAGAAGCCGTTCAGGAAGGAAGAAAACTTTACCCCTTGACCATTCAAAAAGTCGAGAATTTATTTTAAAAAGGAGGACAATATGAATAAAGCAGCCGGAAAGAAATGGTCAGAGATGAATACCCTTCATCGGGTATTTAGTTTAATGTTTCCAAACTCTAAGATCAGCTCTGGAATGGAAAGGTCGATTTGTCAGGTTTCTATTCTTTTCGAGAAAGAAGATGGAAATGCCTTTACGACAAGAACAGATGTTCGCTTGTTGGCAGATCGAATGGGTTGGTGCATAGCTGATGAGGTTGGTGATAAAATTCATCTTTTTAAATGAAGGAACAAAAAGGAGGATGGCATGGAAGAAAAGAAAAAATGTGAATGCGGAAAGGTTATCGCTCGTTGGAGAAGTGAGTGCAGGAGATGTGCAGATGCCAGACACTTTCTTCATACCGAAGAAGCCAAGGCAATTGTCAAGACAGGGAAATGTCCTCAATGTGGCTCTGGACTAAAGAGAAATATTGCCTTGGCTGGTTGGTGGCAATGCGAACAGTATGGATCTGAGCAGTTTAGAAAAGATCCTTTAAAACCGATCTGTAGTTTTCAAACCTTTACCGAGTAGAGAATATTAACTAAAATTCAAACCAAAAAGGAGGAAGAAAAAATGAATGAAAGGCAAGCAGAACAAAAAGGATATCGTTTTCATGGAGCTTATTCTCATCATAAGGAAGAGATGAAACAGCAGGCTGCTGAGTTAAGAACTCAGGGTAACAAGGCTGTGGTGGTGGATACTCCTCCCAGTAAATACTCACGGGGGCATTCTGGCATGGGGTACTCAGTATATTGGATTGAATCAGAAAAGAATATTTTAAAAAGGGAGCAAGCTCAGTTCGAGCGGAAGAAAGAGGCTCTTATAGTTGAGCGAGAGCAGATCACTAAACGTCTTACAGAAATTAATGTTTTGTTGTCACTCTAACCAAAACAATCTAAAACAAAGGAGGATTTAAAACTATGCAAACTCAAATGACAGTTGTCGGTAATGGCAAGGAATTTATCTCATTGGAACAGTTGGCGGCTTTGCGGTCTGTTATGCAAACAGAGAAAGCTCCGTCGACCAGTGGCAAGTATCGTTTCTATCGAACAATGGATGTTGTGGATGCTCTTCGAGATCATAATTGGTTTCCGGTCAAGGCTCAGGAGCAACGGGTCATTGCCAAGCATGAAGGAAGACTTGGTTACCAGAAGCACATGATCCGCTTTCGTCAATCTGGAGTCGCTCTTCAGGCAATCGGAGATCTTTTACCAGAGTTGATCTTAACCAATGCCCATGATGGCTCGACCCGTTATTCCATCATGGCGGGGTTTTTCAGAATGGTTTGTATAAATGGTCTGGTTGTCAGTGAAGCGGAGTTTGGAAGGATTAACATCAAGCATATTGGTCACGACGAAGAAGACGTGATCGAAGCCAGCTATAAAGTGATCGAAGACGTTCCCCGACTGACCGAAAAAATCGGCGACTATCAAAAGATAGAACTCCAGCCGGTTGAGCAAACTATCTTCGCCGAGTCGGCATTGGAAATGAAATATAATGACGGTGGAAAGTTATCTACAACAAGAGATCTGGTTTACCCTGATCGCTTTCATGTTGGGGATAGAGCCTTTTCCACCCATCAATTACTTCTGCCACGAAGAGTTCAGGATGAAGCATCAACTCTTTGGAATACCTTTAATCGAGTTCAGGAGAAGATGACCAAGGGAGGTCGTTTTGAAAACACAATCCATTACTCTCCAGGAGGAAAAGAAATCATGAAGAATAAAATCCCTTCTATCACGAGTATCAACGAGAACTTGAGAGTCAACCGGGGACTCTGGCATCTGATGGAAGAAATGGCAAAAGTCAAGATAGGAGCGAGAGCATAAAGAATATATATTAATGATGTCAGGAAGCTGTCCTATCGGCTATACGGGGAGAAAGGGTTTGAAATGGAAAACACAAAAAATGATTTAAGTTATGGATTAGCAAAGGTGGACTTTCAGGCATTGTTAAACACCTCAACATATGCAGTCAGGGAACTAACGGAGCGATGTTCTTTCTATCTTTCTGAAATAAGAAGTGTAAGAAGTGCTCATCACCCTGAAGATAAAGATATGACAGCTCTTTGGTTAAATGCTAACTGGTTGAAGGATGTATCCTCACAACTTGCTGTTGCTTGCGAAACATATGCTACACTCAAAGGGGCTTTGGAAGATAGGGGTATTGAGATTATCAATAAACCTTAACTTCAACCTTGATCTGGATACATTAATAAACTATAACTCAAGTTTAAAAATGAAAGGAGAGGTGGAATGAAAACCTATCATATTGGTTTTGTGAAAAATGGGAAAACCCTGGTTGTTCAAGCCGCAAAGACAGTCGATGAACTTTCCTGTGAGACATGGAAGTACTGGGGAGAGCGGGAGGTCACCAAGAAGGAGTTAAACCAAAAGAAAGATGAACTCCTGGCCTGCACAAATGTTCTTTATCGTAAGAGCTTTGAGAGGATTATAGTCCAGTAGAAAAAAGAAGAAGAAAGGAGGACGGAAATGGAAATTCTAAATTTTAGGGGGATAGAGTTTTTATTAAAAATAGGATATTTCCCTGGTCAGTTTTCATTGCTGATTGTCCCTTTAATGATAATAGTTATAGGGCTTCTTTATTGGAGAATAAACAGGTCTTGAAAGGAGGATGATGTGAATAAAACTGTGGCTGATATCATTGAGCTGAGAGACGTGTTGAGAAAAGAAGGAAAGAATCCTGAAGAGTTTTTTCCGAGTTGCAGGGGTTGTGGCTTTTGTTGTCACCAGGCCACATGCTCTTTAGGGGTAAATCTCTTTGGATCAACTCATCCCTGTCCGGCATTGTTTTGGAATGGAGAGATGTATCGGTGCAGACTGGCGGGTAATTTTAAAGACGCTCTTTATATAGAGAGTGGCTGTTGCTCTCCATTAAATTCATGGCGGAAGGAGGTGAAGGAAAGATGGTAGCAACTCAAAAGCCGCAAATCGACTATGCTGATTATCAAAAACTTATTGCGGAACGTGCCTGGCACTGGGCTAAAAGGACGAAGAGAGACTTCCAAGAATTGAAGGCTGAAGGGAATCTGGTTTTTTGCGAAGTCGTTTGGAAATTTGATTTTTCCCAATCTTCTTTTTCAACTTTTCTTTGGAAATGTCTTGATACTCGTTTTGGAAATCTGGCTAAAGGAGATTGGCACGAACCCAGCTTAGAAGAAATTCCTTTGGACTTTCCCTCTAAAGATAGTAGTCCGGAACGTATGGTGATGTTTGGAGAGTTAATTAGAAGGTTAAACCAAGATGCCCGGACACTGGTTGAATGTGTTCTTGAAACGCCACAAGATCTGATTTGGATGTTAGGACATCGTGGCAAGGCAGTTAGAATTAACCGTCATGCTTTACTAAAATATTTTCGTAAGAAACGGGGTTGGTCTATTCCTCGTTACCAGAGGGCGACAAGAGATATTCAAATGGCTTTAAACTCATTATAAGAAAGGAGAAATAAAATGAAATGGTTACATAAAGTAAAAGTCAGGCACCTATTTACAGAGAATGAGGATCATGAGACTGTTCAAAAAGTTATGAATGCCATTGCCGATGTTCTCGAAAAGGAACCTTGCTTCAAGGAATTTAATGTAAAATCTTTTCGTAAAATCCCGAAAGGAAATTCTGATTTTAGCGCCTGTGATTATTCAAACAGAAGGTTAAACAGAATGTGGGATTTTGCCGATAGACATAGAATCTGGATTGAATAAAAAAGGAGGTTTTAAATACTATGAAACAAATAGCCGATAAAGCTCAGGAGAAAAAGCGACCGGCTGCCTATGAAGAATTGTCAAAACTAATCGACTCCTCTGACGAGTGGGCGGTTGGAGCTTTGGTCCGGCTCTATCAATTCCAGACGCCGGATGAACAACAAGCCCATAGAACCGATCATTTAAACGAGTGTGGGTTCAATTCCTTTGATGCCGGAGCTTTAAGTAACATTGCTGAGTTCTATCAGGACAAAGAATTTTTGACCCTCCGGCAGTTGGCCTTTGTCAAGAAGGCTCTGAAAAAGTATATTAATCAACTCCTCCGAGTTGAAGTTCAACCCCTTCCCTTGAAGCCGTTTGTTCCTACTCAACAGAAAGAAACTCACATGACAGCTTCTCTCTTAACCAAAGAGGATAGACCTTCTGGTATTCAAGTTGGGTTCAATTTTCCAAAAGGGGATAGTCGATTTGGAGATACTTTAGCAAAGGTCAAAACCCTTCATGACCATCGATGGATGGCGAAGGAAAAATATTGGCGAGTTGGCCTTTCACTGGAAGCAGGAAAGAAATTGAGGGAATGGGGATTTGAATTTTCTTCTGGGCTTCAGAAATGGCTTGATGATTTGACTAAACCAATTGACGAGAAGGCTCTGGACTTAAAAAGTCTCGATCCTCGTCTGTTCCCTTTTCAACGGACGGGAGTGGCTTTTGTCGAGTCACGTAATGGTCGGGCTTTGATAGCAGACGAAATGGGTTTGGGAAAAACTGCTCAGGCTATTTCTTGGCTTCGACTTCATCCAGAATTAAGGCCGGTTGTTGTAGTTTGTCCAGCCAGTATTAAAATCAACTGGGAAAGAGAATTTAGAATGTGGGGAATGAAGGATGAAAAGATTCAAATTATTTCTGGCAAGAAAAATGGTCATGATCTGGTTGGCCAGATTATCATTATTAATTATGACATCTTGACCTCTTGGTTGGAACCCCTGGTTGCTTACAATCCAAAAGTCGTAATCATGGATGAATGTCATTATGCTCGTAACTCGAATGCGTTACGGACAAAGGCAGCAAAGAGACTGGCCAAAAAAATCCCTCATGTAATTGCTCTAAGCGGAACTCCCATTGTCAATCGACCGATTGAGTTTTTCAATTCAATCAATATGATTCGACCCGATATCTTTCCTTCCTTCTGGCGATATGCTCAAGAATTTTGTGGAGCCAAGTGGAATGGTTTTGGATGGGATTTTACTGGAGCAACCAATACCGATAAACTCCATCGACTCTTGACCGAAACGATTATGGTTCGTCGACGTAAGCAGGATGTCTTGACCGATTTACCAGCTAAGATTTACTCTGTAGTGCCTTTCGAGATTGATAACCGAGAGGAGTATAAACGAGCTTCTGGAAATATAATTGCTTGGATTCTTCAAAACGAAGGAAAGGAAAAAGCCGATAAGGCTTCTCAGGCAGAAGTCTTGGTTGAGTTTGAGAAGCTAAAGCAGTTGGCCGTTCGAGGAAAGATGAAAGCAATTAAAGAATGGGTCTCCGATTTTTTGGAGTCAGGAGAAAAGTTAGTTGTCTTCGCCACTCATACGATGACTCTTGATACACTTCAAACCGAATTTAAAAACCTGGCTGTTCGGCTTGATGGGTCGACCAGTCAAAAGGGTCGGCAGGAAGCCGTAGATCGATTTCAGACAGATAAGAAAATTCGTCTTTTTTTAGGAAATGTTAAGGCCGCTGGGGTAGGTATAACTTTAACCGCGGCAAGTAATGTTGCTTTTGTTGAACTGACTTTCGTTCCAGGGGATCATACCCAAGCAGAAGATAGATGCCATAGAATAGGACAAAAAGATACCGTTAACATCTGGTATCTAATTGCAGAAAGTACAATTGAAGAAGATTTAGTTCAGATTCTTCGAGAGAAACAGAAAATTCTTAATTCGGTTTTGGATGGTAAGTCTGTAAATGATTCAAATGTCTTTTCTGAATTGTTTGGAAAATTAAAGAGAATTTGATCAAGCAGAAGACTGCTCTTGATTTTCTAAAGGAATCAATATATAATAGAAAAAAGGAGGGCAGTCTATGACAAATAAGTTATGCAAATGTGGTTGCGGAAGATTAGTTGTTAATAATAAAAATCGTTATATTGTAGGTCATAATCAGAAAGGTAAGCTCCGACCTGAACATGAAAAACGAAAAATATCAAACACCATGAAAACTCTTTTATCCAATCCTAAAACTCGGAGAATATGGGAGAAAAATGCTTGGATTGGCCGACCTCATTCAGAGGAAACCAAAAGAAAAATATCTAAGTTGAGAAAAGGGGCAGGTAATGGAATGTATGGTAAAAAACGCAGTTTAGAATCTATATTAAAAGGAGTATTGGCAAGAGCGGGATATCACCATTCAGAAAAGACTAAAGCAAAGATGTCAGCCGCTAAAAAAGGAAAAGTCTTTATTTCTAAAAAACAAAGAAGTCAGATTTCCAAAACCTTAAAGAAGTATTACAGAAAGCACCGGAACGCGTTTTTAGGGAGGAGACATTCAGAGGAATCAAAACAGAAAATAAGGAAAGCAAACCTTGGAAGATTCAGAGGAGAGAAAGGACCAAATTGGCAGGGAGGTAAACATTCCATTCCGTATGCTAAAGGTTGGACTCCTTGGTTTATTGAAGAAATTCGAATAAGAGATAACCATAGATGTCAAAATCTAAAATGTAAAAATCCCCATGAGCTTTTAGATGTTCATCATATTGATTATGACAAAGAAAATCACAGTCAGATAAATCTGATTACTCTCTGCAAGAGATGTCATGGTAAGACACAAAAGAAGAGAGCGTTTTGGAAAACCTATTACCAAAAAATAATGATAGAAAGGTTTCCGATTTGCCGTTTTGTCCGCACTTCTTTCCTAAAAAGTCCTGACGGCTATCTTAGATGGAAGGGAGGTTAATCAAGACACAGTATTGATCGAATTAATCAAAAAAATAAAAGGAGGAAAAAGAAATGGATGAGATGATCAAGGAAATGTCGGAGAATGAAGGCTGGACAGATTTGAATAAATGGCCAATAGAAATAGTGGTCGAGGCTTTGAAACAACAATTGGTAAAAGTTGCAGCAAGTAATATTTCGGGAAGGAATTTAAAATTAGTTTAAATTCAGAAAGCCTCGTTTTAAAGTGTTGAACGGCCAGATCTATCTCCTTATATCAGGAGCGACCTGATCTCGTGTCTACGGCGCCGTTTTCGGG